TGCGCCACGTAATCTTGCAGCGGGGAGTTTCAAACTTCTCGCCATACAACGCACCAGCCAGATAAGCCTTGCAGCGCTCGGCTTCTTTCTTCATCGCCCCGGCGCGATAGCTAAGGACGTTGATTTCAGCGTAGATGGCCTCGGCTTCGGCAAGCTTGTTTTTGATGTAGCAAGCCAGACCTTCGACCTTAGCATCGCGCTCCATCTGCAGAGCTTCGAACTGCTGCAGATTCAGGATTTCACCGTCATCAACACTGACAACGTGCTCTTCATCCAGCTGAATGCAGCTAGAGATTTTAGCATCAAGCTCGTATACACTAGCCA